AAGTGACCTTGTTTTATAAGTTCTCTTTCGGTAACTGGAATACCAGCATTCACGTAATTACTTTCTGTTCTGAGAATTGTTCCTCTGATATTATTAAATGCGGTCGTTCCTTTTGTAAAAAATTGTTGATTGAATTCTTCTTGACTTAATTCTTTACCACCAATTGCTCTTTGTTGATCGTTATATATGTTTCTAAAGTTTGCTCCATTACCTTCATAAGACCATTTTGCTTCTCCATTTGCAGGTATTGATCTTGCAAGAAGAACTGGAGTTAATCTTTTTGGTTGATATAAACTGATCTCTCCCGTACGCACGTTGGTATAAGAATCTACTTTAAGACCGTTCCAAATTGCAGATGACTTAACAACGTCCGACATTATACTAGGATACTTTTAGTTATTTATCGTGAAACTTTGATATGGAATGGCTCTAAGAGTCTTCAGTTCCATAGGATATACTTTGTATAGATTACTCTGTAGTTCTTCCCAAGTATAATTTCTAAACTCACCCCAGTGATAATTAAGTCCTCTGAATCCCCATCTGAATATACCAGTCACCGCAACTAAAGGGAACCTATCGTATTCAACTCTGGGTGTCTTTGCTGTATAGATGAAAGTAAAATACTTACCAACATCAGGAACAACTTCTACTTCGGTTTGAAGCTTCTCAATGATTTCTAACATCATATCATCTTCGACCCTCATGGCCTTGATACGATTGACTTCCTCTTCAGAAAATCTGTTGATTGTACTGTTCAGATACTCCTCTTGTTCTTCATCCATTAGCAGCCTTTAACTGTCTTTGTTTTGCTGGTGGGAGTGCTTTTTGTTGTGCTGGTGGGAGTGCTTTTTGTTGAGGTTCTTGAACTCTCACATTAACTTTTTGTACATCATTATTACCCTTTGAGATATTACTTGTAGGTAATGCCTTTCGTTGAGGTTGTGGTCTGATCGCAGGTCTTTGCCTACTACCAGCCATTGCTGTTGATGCTGGTCTTGCAGAGATTTGTTTGTGTTGTGGTGGTTGTTTAGCAGCAGCTGTTCTTCTTGCTACCATTGAATCCTTACCTGCAGGAAGTGCAGGACGTTCCTTACCTTGTGGTAGAGCACGTTGTTGTGTTTGGGGTTTTGAACTTCTATATGGTTGTGGTTTTCTGTCGGGTTGTTTACCTGGACCTGTTTTATCTGGTGCTGTTGCAGGTTTCATTCTATCAATAACACCCTGATCAGTCTTTTTAATTCTGTCTCTGATAGCACCACCAACACGTTTAGCAGCACCTGTGGCAGCACCTGTGGCAAGTTTACCAAGACCAGTTGATGGTCTTTTCTTAAAACTTGTATCATACTTAAAATTTGTTGCACCAGAACTACCCTCAAATGAACCAGAACCACTAACGGCTGACTGTGTAGAAGATGCTGCGTCTTCGTTGAATTGATGGAATGTCTTCATGGTTATGCTATTCTGTTTAATTTCCTGAAGGGATAGAAACTCCTCGGGAAAACTGTATATTTTCTGCGCCATTGGGCCCCACTGGTTTTCTTATTGCTTCAGAGATGGAAACTCCTCGGCTAAGGGTTTCACCAGTGTTATTTTGTACATTATCAACTGCAGGACTACCTGCATCTGGAGGAAGACCAGTATTAGACTGAGCCAATTGAGGTACAGTTACTCTTTCACTTATATATCTAGAATATCCAAAGGTTACATTTAACCTAACGAATTCGTCAGTTGGACCATAAGCCAGGTCCATACTATTTATTTGTTTTGGATAAGCATCCTTCAAAGTATACTGAAGGAACTTTTTATCTTGACGAGAGGAATCAATTCTTGGTGAATTTGACAAGTCTTTCTCAAATTTAATGATGTAGATGTCTGTAATATAATCATCATAATAATTCATTCTATAATTGACAAATTTTGAATCTTTATATTGTTGTCTTGATGCATTGGTACCCAATCCACTCATATAATCAACCCAACCCTCAAAGAATGCAACAGTATCATAATCATTATCAACAATAAATGTCATACCAATCTCATTCTCATATGCTCTTCTATATGGTATTTCCTCTACAACACCATGATAATCAGCACTAACAGAATGTGTCAGGAATGATGTACCAGGAGTTGTAGTCTGTATACATCTTAACTCAATATCTTCACCATACTGTGTATATGAGACACCTCTTGCTGTCAAAAATGATTGGACTTTTCCTGGAGGAGCAAGTCTCACCTGGTAAATATTTGGAGCAGCAACATTAAGTATCCTACTTTTGATCTCTGATGTTTTGTAAGATCTTGGAGTTGGAACTCCACCTCTACTAGGCATCTAAATAAATTACTCTACTATTACTATGTATAACTGATGCCTAGGGGTTCGAAGTACCATCAAGGTAGATTTCATCCTCAGCATCCTGAAAAATATATGGGGGATGCGAGAAATATAGTCTATCGTAGTAGTTGGGAACTACACTTTTTAAAGTGGTGTGACAGAAACGATGCTGTTCTTAAGTATGCATCGGAGGAGTTTTCAATACCTTATGTCAGCCCAGTTGACAATCGTGTCCATAGATATTATCCTGACGGGATTGTACAGATAAGACATCAGGATGGTAGGGTGTGTCGATACATCATTGAAATTAAACCAGCAAAACAATGTGTCGAACCAAAGAAACCTTCAAGAGTTACTAAGTCATATATCAATGAATGTACAACATATGCCGTCAATCAAGCAAAATGGCAAGCGGCTGCAGACTTTGCAAAAGATAATGGGATTCAATTCAAAGTTTTGACAGAACATGACCTTGGAATTACTCCACCTAAAAAGCGTAAAAAACGTAACTAAATATTGTTACTGAAATCATTATCAGATATCATGCCTTTACCAAAGATTGCTACTCCAACTTATGAACTTGAGTTGCCATCCACTAAACAAAAGATTAAGTTCAGACCTTTTTTAGTTAAAGAAGAAAAACTTCTTGTTCTTGCACTTGAAAGTGAAGATACTAAACAAATCACTACTGCAATTAAAACTGTAATTAAAAATTGTATCTCTACTAGAGGTATCAAAGTTGAAGAACTTCCCACTTTTGATATTGAATATCTATTTCTCAATATTAGAGGTAAGTCTGTAGGTGAAGAAGTAGAAGTGAATATTATTGCACCAGATGATGGTGAAACATCAATCCCTGTAAAGATCGATCTTGAAGATATCAAGGTTGTCGAAAATGAAGATCATAATAAACAGATTAAACTTGATGATAATTTGATGATGGAAATGAAGTATCCATCACTTGATCAATTCATCAGGAATAATTTTGATTTTGATGATAAGAGTATTGATAGATCTTTTGAATTGATTGCTACTTGTATCGATAAGATTTATAATGAAGAAGAGGTATGGTCTACTGATGATGTGAGTAAGAAAGAGGTAGTTGAATTTCTTGAACAGATGAGTTCAAATCAATTCAAAGACATTGAGAAATTCTTTGAAACTATGCCAAAACTTTCTCATACTCTTGAGGTAATAAATCCTGTCACAAAAGTAAAGAGTACAGTAGTACTGGAAGGGCTATCAAGTTTTTTCGGATAGGCCTGGTCCACATGGACCTTGAAAATTATTTCAGGTTAAATTTTGCCTTGATGCAATACCATAAATATTCTTTGACAGAGATTGAAAATATGATGCCTTGGGAACGAGACATCTATGTTGCTTTACTTCAAGAACATTTAGAGGATGAAGAGCAAAAGATGAAGGCACGAAATGGCTAAAAGGATCAGAAGGTCAAAATCCAACAAGAAGTCAGCTGTTGATAAGCAAATCGAACAGTTGAAGAAGGCTTCTGGTGGAAAAGTTTCTGATCAACTTGATGCTCTTATTGATTCAATTAGAGAAGAAGAAGAAAAAGAAGACGATTTTTTAAATGTAGATAATTTACTTAAGGAGTTAGAGAAATCAAGAAAGAAAGACGAACAAGAAAAGAAAAAGAAACAGAGAGAGTCAAAGAAGGCAGTTGATAATGCAATCAAAAAAATAAAAAATGGTAATAAAAAAGAAACTCAAACTGAGAATATTGACCCAAGAATATTAAAACTTCTTGGTTTAGAAGATTATGAAGCAGAATTAGATTATGAGGATTATAAACGTCTTCTAAAAGAGAAGATGGCTGCCGATAGAATGGGAGGTGGAAAGGGAGAAGAAGAAGAGGGTGATAATGAATTATTGAAAAATGAATTCAGAAGAGCACAGAAACAATCTGGCTCATTTAAAGTACAGGCTAATAGAAATAAAAGAAAGACTAAAACTTCAAATTTTGTAAGTAAAAGGCCAAGTCGAAAACCAAAACCTAAAAGTGTTAAGGTTACAAAACTTTTACCATCTGCTGGTCAAACCAGTAGTCCAGAAAATGTAAAGGCCGAGATTCAAGAAGATACTCAAGAACAATTATTGCCATTGTCTAAGACATTAGACGATATCAATAATAATTTAGATAAACTTCTAAAAATTGAACGACAAAAACTTGAACTTGAAAAACAAGCAGCAAGAGAAGCTGCTAAGAAGGAAGAGACTGAAGGATTCAGAAAGAAAGAGGCAGAACTTGAAGATACTGAAAAGAAAAGTGCAGAAAAGGTTTCAAAAACTTTAAAACCAGCTTCTAATATATTTGATAGTATCCTAAACTTCTTTAAGAATGTCTTACTCGGTGGGGCTATTAGTCTTATTCTTGATATCATTCAAAATCCAGGTAAGTATTTAAAACCATTGATTGATTTTGGTAATTTTATAATTGACTTTATTAATGATAAGATCATTAAATTTATCAATGATATAGTATTTGCACCTATCAATGCATATATTGGCCTATGGAATACAGCATTCAATGAGATAGAATGGGCTCTTAAACAATTAGCGAAGGTTATTCCTAATATTCCAACACCAAAACTACCAAGAATACCTACTGTTGCACTTCCATATATTAAACCTATTCAATATCCTCAATGGATGCAACAACAAGAAGGTGGTGGTGAAGTTATTGATATTAAAAACCTATCATTGTTTGATGGTGGTGCCATTGACAAATTGACTGGTCTTCAAATCAAAGGTATGGGTAAGGACACTCAGTTGATTGCTGCTCAACCTGGCGAAATTATGATGAGCAAAAAGGCCGTTGATATGTTTGGTGCTGGCAATCTTTTAGCAGCAAATGCTATGGCTGGTGGAAATAACAAACCTAAGTTTGGAAAGATTCAAGGTTTCCAAGGTGGTGGTCAGGTAGGTAAAGTTATTATTGGTGCAGGTCATGCTCCAACACCATCAAATGCTGCACGAGGTATAGAATTGGGGGCAGACGGTAGACCAGTCTGGGGTACTGCTGATGATAATTCGGAAGGCACCAATCCAAATCCTACATATGTTAAAGAGTGGCAAGCAACGAGACACATCGTAAATACACTTAAGGCTCTTGTACAACAGAGAGGACTAAGTGATAAGATTGGATTTAGAGACATCTATACTTGGGCTGGAATGAGTACTGTGCCCAGAGAGGTTGAGAGTGTGAGAGGACATCAGTATGTTGACCTTCACTTTGATGCAAGAGGATATGGTAGAGCAGGTGTATTACCTCCTGCTAATGAGTCAGCCACTGACCGTTCACTGATGAATGTGTTTGGTAGACATGATCCATACTTTAACCCAAGTAAAAAAGGTGTCACTGCAGCTGGCGGTACATTATTGGAGTTGGCTCGTATTGATGACCCAGCTATTCGTGGATTGTTAGAAGAGGTCAAGAGAGGACAACAGGGTCCTGCTTCTATACAAATGGCAGAGAAGATATTGAGAGGTATCTTACCTAGTGTTGGTGGTTCATCAGTACAAGCACATGCACCTGTTCTTCCTCCACCTCAGGTGTCTAGACCACAATTGAATGTGAATATTCAACCTTATCAACCTTATGGGGGTGGTACAGCAGTGTTACCAGTTCCAGTAGGACAACAGGGTCAGGTAAATAGTGCTGCAAGTGCAGCACAAAAACAAGTTCCAGGATTTTCTGCTGAAGACTCAAGTAATTTTGATCTCATTGTTGTCAAATCAATCTATAATATAGTAGGATAAGATATGGTACTCCCATTAATAGTAAAAGGATTGATCGGTGGTGTCACAAAGGGTGCGGCCAAAAGTGCTGCTTCTGGTGCAGCAAAGAAGTTTGTCAAAGGAAAATCAAAATACAGTTCTAAAAATAGAGTTGAAAATATTGGTAGAAATGTATCTAAAAAAACAAAATCTAGACCTAGTGCTAAGAAAGTATCTTCCATAAAACTTCCAAAATCTGTATATAGAAAGTCTTCGGAAAGTTCATCATCTACAAAATCAACTGGCAAAGTATCTTTTGAATCTCTTAGTAAACAACTTGAATCAATTGATAAGACTACACAGTCATTAGTCAAAGTTGCTGAGAGTGAAAAGAAATCAAGAAAAGAATTAAACAGGGAAACTAGAAATAAAAATAAAAAAGAAAAGGCTAGAAAAAAAGAAGAGGAATTAGAAAAGAAAAAAGGTGGTTCGTCAATACTTGGTGTAGGAAAAACTATAGGCAAAAATTTCAATATCTTTGATTTTTTAACGAATATTGCTTTAGGTGGTTTAGCACTATTTCTCCTTAATAATTACAAAAAAATTCAGAATGTAATTGGTACTTTATCACAAAATTTTAGTAATCCATTTAAATTAGCAAAGAGTGTTATACTTGGTATCACAAGTGTTTTTGGTGGTCCCATAAAGGGAATCTTCAATACCGCTTGGAAAGGAATGAAGAAGGCTGGTTCAGGCCTTAAGAGTTTGATGAAAAAGGTGGTACCTAAGGCACAAAGTTTATTTGGTGGTTTAGGTTCTGGTCTTGTTAATTTTGTAAAAAATGTCACATCTAAGTTTACTGGTGGTGTTGCTTCTGCTGGAGCAAGTGGTGCTGCTTCTGCTGGAGCAAGTGGTGCTACACAGGGTTTGAAAGGGGGTGGACGAAGACCTGTTTCTGCACAAGCATCACAATCGGCATCAAAAACTGCAACCAATAGAGTAACACAACAGGCATCTAAACGAACTGCAAAAAATTTATTTGGTACAGGTGGTAATCGTATTCTAAAAATTGGTAATATATTTAAAAGAGTTCCTGTTGTTGGAGGTCTTCTTAGTATCTTTATTGATATGTTACTTGGTGAACCACTTGATAGAGCTGTAGTAGGTGCAGTTGGTGGTGGTATTGGTGCTTGGATCGGTGGTGGTATTGGTTCATTAGTATTTCCATT